CTGCGTTCCTGGCTCGTTGTATATGTTGTAGTTGTCAATTACATCAACTACTGTTGCACCCTGCCAAGGGCCGTCTGTGCTTGGCAACGTGGTAAATGTGTTGGTGGCGGCAACCCAGGTGTATCGATTAGGCCCATCCACAATGTAGGCGGTCAATCCATATCCCAAATCAATGTTGTCGGATATGGACACTTGCCCCGTGCTGGTGGTCAATGTCCCGATCTGGGTGGCAACAAATGCCGTGCTGACCTGATAGACCCGATTACCCGCCACCGCAATCAGGATAGTTCCACCTGACATGGTGTGCAAGCCCCGCACCTCTGCCGCCAGAAGTTGTGCTTCTTGGGTCAGTCCAGGCGTGGGGTATAACGCCACAATGCCCCTGTCCCCAGGCTGCTTAGATGTGTCAATCTCAGCAAAGAAATTGATACATTCTTGATCGCCCTGGTAGATAGATGGCGCAACGTAGGATGTGCCGACAAAACCAAAATCTGGCATTATCTAAAGCCCCCGTCCATAATAAAGCCAGCATCTCTAGCCCTGCCAACCATCAGACTGTCAGGGTATCGGGAAATCTGGGCTGGGCGCATATTGGTGCGCTTGACCGTGGCCTTACCTTGCCCCGCATAGGCGTTGATCATGGCAATTTGCACCTGATTGACCTTGCCAAACATGGGCAGCAAACGTTCAGCCAAACACCAACGCAGGGCCATGTTGTAGCCTTGTGGCAGTTGAATAGTGTCGTTTAGCGTGGCAAATTCTCTAAAGATCGTCTGGGTGAACAAATGCAATTCACCTTGGGACGGGTTGGGGTACACATAAATTGTTCCCAGCAGTTCGGAAGGCTGGTAATAGATCGCCTTTGCCCAAGGGCCGTTCAGTTGCTTGATGCCGATGGATTCGTATTCCTCAAGGCTCAGAATTGACAGGGGATAGTCAAGATAACCCCCCGCAATGTTTGTCCCGCCCTGCTGTGTGGCAACCCGCACAAAGCCAGATTCAATTGACAATGGGCGCTCGTAATAGGCAGAAATTGGAAAAGGCGTGATTGTCCCTGTCATGGCAACGCTACCAACAGTTTGGGAAACCGAAACGGTGTAAGTTCCAACCCCGCCAAGACCACTAACAAACGCTGTGATCGTAGTGCCAACGGTAACACCGCTTCCAGCAATGACAGAACCAACGCCCAAATAACCAGCAGAAATGGCGCTCACAGTTAAGGTTGTGCCGCTGATAGACCCCGTGAAAGCTGGCGTGGGCGTGGTATTACTGCTGGACAAGGTATATGTCCCGCCCTCGTTTACATTGCCCCCTGCGCCCGTTGTAAAGCCCACAATCCTTGTTCCCGCTGTGATTCCTGTGCCTGATAGCGTCTGACCAATGTTGATGCCCCCAGCGGTCACCGCATTGGCTGGTACGGTCAAGGTTGTGCCAGCAATAGACCCTGTGAACGTGGCCCCCATCTGACCACTTGGCCCAATGGTGTACTGAACTTGGTTTTGAGTGGTCATGAAAATGATCTCTGATCGATAGAAAACCATCATGTTTTCATTCGACCATTGAGCGATCATGTCGTTGAGCATATCCAGACCATCTTGCGCTTCGTCTGCCGTTGGCACTTCACCAGCGGCGACAGCGCCAATGTCCTTCATGGCTCGGGTGATGATGTCAATCGGCTGGGTCATGGCTTATCCTTGCGGCAATTGTGCGGCTTGATATGCCGCCACTACATCAGCAGTATGCACGGCAGCGCAAATGGCTTGTACCTTGGCATCTTCGGCGCTGTAATCAGCCCCAGGCACAACAATATGGCGGTGGAATGTGCCGCTGATTTGTTTGCCATCTTCCATGATGCGGGTGCAAGCACGAACTTGAACGCAACCATTTTCAACAACTTCAATTAAGTCAACAACAATTTGTTTTTCTAGCATGATTAGCAATCAGTTGTGCCATCAAATTCTGGCAGGGTTTTCAGATGTTTATATGCTTGCTTGATAAAGTTGTCATCAAGGTTTGGCACAAACATATAAATGTTTGAGTACAAAGGAACAGACTGTTCTTTGTTCTCAAAAACACTTAGCTGGCATTCAATGCATGACTTATCACCCGTCACTTTTGTGACTTTGAAATAAGCATCGTTGATTGTAATTTCGCTTGAAAAACCAAGCGGTTTGAATTGAATAGATTTTTGAAGTGCCATGTTTTACCCCTTAATTTCCTAAAACACCGAATCGGCCATTGCCAGCAGCGCCAGCAGCGATATACAAAATAGCCCCAACAAGGCTAAATGTTGCAACGTCAAGCGCTACCGTCCCACCTTGGTCGCCTGATATTTTGGTTGCCGTGAAATTGCCCCCATCAAACCCGCATCGAATCATATACAAAGATGATGCGGTTACATTGCCTGTCCCACCTTGATAGGAATAAGTAATCAGATATGTTCTTCCACTGTTTCCAGCGTTAACATTGATTCCAGTAGAAACTGGTGTTGTTCCATTTATTTGTCCAGTTGTGATGGTATTGATACCAATTGCATCAAATTGAATTTGACTTCTATATGCTGGCATAACCGAAAAAGTTGATGCGCCAGCGCCAGAAAACGCATTGATATTGTATTTTTCCGTTAAAGATGATGCGTTTGTCAAAAGAAATCCAGCGGGTACAGATGCAAATGTTGTATTTGTAACTCCACCAAAAGATGCCCCGCTAAATTCGGCAAATATAGTGTTTGGTGTACGGCCTTGATAAAGGCAATTGTTTACATTTAACGTTGTGCCTTGAATGCCTGGGGCGCTACTATTTGCACAATAAATAATAGTTCCTACGTTGTTATTCTCAAACCAACATCCGTCAAAAGACAATCCCCTAATACCCAACGCCCTAACAGGATTTGTGTTATTTGATTCAAAATCAGTGTCACGAATTATCCACTGATAACCGTATTCCAAATACAAAGAACCTAACGCGCCTTCAGCACCAAATGCTTGACAATTCAATACTTGGCAGATATTTGATTGGCTGAACTGTGCAGTTGATGCTGGTACAGATTTAATAAACACATGGGTTGCTGGTGGATTACCCCTGTATCCATCACGACAAAACTGCCAAGTTGTAAAGATAAAAAATCCATCATATGAATAAAGCAATTCCCTGCGGGTTTCAACGTTTGTATATGTGCAATATGCGGTATATCCAGATAAATCAGTTTGTCTGATAAATCTGGCATTTGTAACGCCTGAGTCAGCCCCAGCGGTAAAGTTACTCATGGTCACTTCATTACAAAGATCATAAGTAAAAAATGCCGCACCACTTGTTCTTACAAACAAATTGACATAAGACCTGTTCTCGCCCTCAATTGCTCTGTATGACGGCAAAACAATATTTGCCGCAGAATAATCCCCATTTGGAATCCATACTTTTTTCCCTGTTGCAAGGGCCGCTGTAAAGGCTGCTGTGCTATCGGCAACACCAGTTGGGTCTGCACCATAATCCAAGACATTGGCGACCGCGCCTTGAATCATGGAATAAGAAACTTTAGTCAAAGACATTTTTTGTCCTTCATTAAACTTGATACGTTACTAAAAAGAAAATATAAGTGCTTGCTGTCATGGCTGAAACACTATAAACAGTCGTTCCCACAGCAAATAAAATAGTTGACGATGTATTAAGCGCATTTACACAAGTCCCCCCTGAGTTACCTGTTGCTTGTGTATAAGGAAGATTTGATGTAACTACACCCGCTGCTGAGGTAGTAATAGAAGTCGCGCCAAACAAAATTCCTGTGGCTGTGACCACACGACCAACTTTTGTATATGTTCCAGAAGAACTAAACGCACCCACTACGACCAATCCAGAACCTTGGTTTGGTGTCCAAGTGCCTTCTTCGTAGTCAGCCAATAATTCACTGGTCATGCCAGCGGGGTGGCTGGTGATAGAAAAATCAATGCCTTTGCCTGATGTGCCAATAATTAGGTTACCAGTGCTTAACGTTACATCCCCAACTAATGTTGGCGTTGTAATGCTTGGGCTTGTGCTAAACACCAAGTTGGTGGAAGTCGTACCTGTTGCGCCAGATGCTGAATAACCTGTGATGTTGTTGAATGATGTGATGCTGGCAGTCGATGCGTTTGTACCGCCATTGGCAACAGGTAATACCCCGCTGACATGGGTTGTTAGGCCAATCTTGCCCCAGCTTGGTGCTACACCAACGCCCCCCGAAATGAGGGCATTGCCCGTGGCTACATCAGCAAGTTGTGCAAGGGTGGTTGTGGTGTTTGCATAAAGCAAATCCCCCACCGCATAGGACGTTAAACCCGTACCGCCAGCCGTAGCTGGGACAACTTTCCATCCAATAACTTGCACCGCAGACGCATTGTCTTTGTAAAACAGTTTGCCATCGGTAATGTTGATTGCCAGTTCACCAGTGGCAAGATTAGCCGCCAACGGCACATTGGTTGCTGTACTTGACGAATACAGTTGGATTGGGGTAAAACCTGTTTGTGCCATGTTTAACCTTAATTGAACATGACTTCAATGGATGAAGTAACAGGCGGTGCTTGTGAAAACGTCAAAGTTGTGCCAGAAATGGTGTAGGTGTTTTTCTGCTGATACACGCCATTGATGTACACAAACGTGAAATTTTCACCAAAAGACGCTGAACTTAAAGTGAATACAGTTTGCGACCCTGTGCCAGTAAAGTTTTGTACTTGGTACTCTGCCGCACCAATACCAGAAATATTGTCGTAAGTTGCAATTAGTACATCTG